ACGGCTGTTGGTTATAACGCATTGAGTACGGGTGACTGCGTTGACCACAACACCGGTGTGGGTACTAATGCACTTAAAGTATTCACCGGCAGCAATGCCACAGCAGTAGGTAGTGGTGCGGCTGATGCAGCAACTGCTGCACTTCGACTAACTGCCGTTGGCAAAGATGCAGCAGGAGCGGTAACAGATAGTGACGACCACACTGCCGTAGGCTATCAAGCATTAAATGCTTGCACAACAGGAGAGGCAAACACTGCACTCGGTGCAAGTGCAGCGTGGGCATTAACAGGAAGCAATAACGTGATGGTCGGTATGCAAGCCGGTTATTACGCTTCAACTGTAGACGATTGTGTAGCAATCGGTCGTAATGCCTTGCTTGGTTCAGACGGCAACACTACCGGTAACCACAACATAGCAATTGGTAACTACTCACTTGATGCAACGACTGATGGATACTCAAATGTTGCCGTTGGTTGGGGTACTTTGTCGGGTGCAACAGATAACCACGACAATGTAGCGATTGGTCATCGTGCGTTACAGGCGGCAAACAGCGGCGAACACTACAACGTAGCAATTGGTTCGTATGCGCTAAACACCGAAGTAAGTAGTTCAGATGGTAACATAGCCATTGGCTATTACTCGCTGAAAACACAAGACGGTGGCGCACGAAATACAGCCATTGGATTTCAAAGTGCAAAACTTTTAACTGATGCAACCGACAATGTTTTTATTGGTTACGACGTTGCTGCGAACGGGACAGTCACTGGTGACGACAACACGGTTATCGGTGCAGATGCTGGTTACGATCTGACAAGCGGGTATAGCAACGTGCTACTTGGAAGTAGTGCTGGCGCAAACATCACGGATGCTAGTTATTGCATAGCCGTGGGTCATGGGGCGTTACTTTCACAAAACGCCGATGCTAAAAACATCGCCATTGGTGGACTTGCGGGTGATGCGATTACGTCAAGTACGGGAAACACATTGATTGGTTATTCAGCCGGTTCAGCGTTAGACACAACTGCTAATGGTACTTACAACACCGTTATTGGTCACGAAGCGATGTCTCGCGGTAAAGGCGGTGCTAATGTTGCCATTGGTCAACATACAATGAACTCAGCCAGTTTAGCTGCTAATGATAATGTAGCTATTGGCAATGGTGCTGGAAACGAAATAACAGACGGCCCCGGCAACGTACTTGTCGGGCGTAACGCTGGCGCTGCAATGACAACCAGCGATTACAACGTCGCCATTGGTTATTCAGCGGCTGACGCGATTGTTGCTGATTCGCATTACAATGTTGCGATTGGATCGCACGCTTTAGGTGGTGAAGCAAGTGGTGCAGACAATTGTGTCGCAATTGGCCGTGACGCACTAAAGCTGCAAAACGGTGCTAGTGCAAATAACTTGGCTATTGGTGCTTTGGCCGGTGACGCATTAACAGATGGAACAGGCAACGTACTAATTGGCTACGAAGCAGGAAGTGCGCTTGCGGCTGGCACTACTGACACAGGTAATAATTGTACTGCGGTAGGATACAACGCACTTAAAGCAGCAACCGGCTCACGAAATGTGGCGCTTGGTAATTCAGCCGCAGCTTTGCTTACAACCGGAATTAACAACGTAGCCGTAGGCACGTACGCACTAGACGCTGCTGACGGTGGTGAAAGCAATAACGTAGCTATTGGTTATGCAGCTTTAACTGAACTAACCAATGCGGATGGTGATGATAATGTTGCTATTGGTTTTAGTGCGGCACGTTATGCTGGGGGAACTAATAATGTCATTGATGTTGATACATCTGTATACGTTGGTTCTGATACAGAAGCGTCTGCTGCTAGCGGAATTTCTAATGAAATAGCGATTGGTTATTCTACAAACGGAATTGGAACTAACACAGTAGCGCTCGGCAACACCAGCATGACAGCGATCAAAGGTCAGGTGGCATTTGCTACCTACTCTGATCGTCGCATCAAGCGTGATATTGAAAACTCAAACGTTGGTTTATCGTTCATTGAAAAACTGCAACCAGTTACGTTTAAGCGATTAAACCCAGCCGACTATCCTGAAGAACTTCTAGAAAGTCGGTTCCGAGAAATTGAACGTCAAGAACTTGTTGAGCCAGCCGTTGAAGCTGCTGAAGCCGTGTATGAGGACGTTGTCGTTGTTAAAGCACGCGAGGCTGTTGAGGAAGTCACCGAGACGATTGAACACCCAGCAGTAGAAGCAGTTTATGAGGATGTCGTCATACCGGCCGTTGAAGAAGTTAAAGACGAACGCCAAAAGTACGACGAAAAGGAAGTCACCGAGGAAGTCGAAAAGGTGGAGATGGTTAAGGGTGAAGGCGACACATACGTTTGCAAAGTCACTACCGAAACAGTCACTCGCGTTGAACGCACGCCGCTGTACGTCGATCACCCAGTAGTCAACGAGGACGGTACTCCGCGAGTGAAAATCATTGAACCGGCTGTTGAAGCTAAAGATGCGGTTCTTGATGAAGACGGCAACGAAATAGAACCAGCAGTAAAAGCTAAAGCGGCAGTTACCGAACAAGAGATTTACAAACGCCCCGATTACGAAGAGTACGTTGTGCAGGAAGCGCAGGAGGAACGCACCGAACGCCAATTAGTATCACCAGCGGTTGCAGCACGAACCGAAATCCGCGTGATCACACCAGCCGAACCAGCAGTTGAGGAAGTAACTGAACGTCGCTTGGTATCACCGGCAGTTGAGGCGCAAGAAGCAGTTTACAAGACAATCACAAAACCGGCTAACGAACGACCTGCTGATGACGAAACGACTTGCATCGGCTTAATCGCGCAGGACGTACAAGCTGCGATGGATGAAGTTGGCTACGACTGCAACTTGGTTGCTGAAGACCCGAACGGCAAGTTGTCTGTTGAATACAGTCAATTGGTAATTCCGCTACTAAAGGCGGTGCAAGAATTAAGCGCAGAAGTTAAAGCACTTAAAGGATAATTTTTATGGACACAGAAAAACCAAAGAAGGAAACCGTTATTATTAACGGGGAAGAACACAACGTAGCAGACCTGACTCCGCAACAAGTCACGCTAATAAACCATGTAAGTGATCTTGAGCGTAAAGCTAGCCAGATTAACTTCAGTTTAGAACAGACGCTTGGAGCGAGAAATCACTTCATGGGTTTGTTGAACCAGTCACTAGAAGCTCAAGAAGCCACGGTAGACAAAGCAGTTAATGACTAATGTCCTAGATCATGCAGCACTTGAGAAAGTAGCAGAACAAGCAATCGGTTATTATGGCTGGTTGCTTATTGCTGCGTTCTGTGCGCTGCTGTTTAAGGACATCTTGTTCAACTTCGCTCAAGGTTTGCTGATCTACTGGGGCAGCGACTTTGAGAACGATGAGATACTTTACATTAGTGGACGGCAAGCGCGGGTCATACGACTTGGCTTAACGTCTACTACATTTTTTATGACAGACAGGCACACCAAGATGATTGTGCCGAATGAGCAGTTAAAGGCTCTTGTCGTAGAGAAAAGGCTACCTGTCAACGGTGGCGAAGCCTACTTGCCGAAAGGTGATGAAGGCGGTGTAATGAAAGTGGAGCTGGTAAAAGATGGACAGGACTGATAAAATAACGTTAGGAATTTTCATAGGAGCGATGGTGTTTATCGTCGCGCTGGCAAGTGGCTGTAAGTCGTTGCCGGGTACTTTGGAAGTAGACACGCCTTTCTTTGACATAGAGTACCAAGGCGAAAAGAGTGAATGAATTTAGATGATCTTAAAGTTGCAATCGCTAGCGTTACTGGTTTGGGTAACTGGATGGTTGAGATAGACCTCGTACTGAAGGTAGCTATATCTGTTGCAAGTTTGATCTACATAGGTTTAAAGATACGAAAACTTTTGAAGAGTGATGATTAAGAGTAAAACATTCTGGGCAGGAGTTACTGGTTTGGTGGGCGCTATAAGCGGCTATCTCACGGGTGAACTGGAGTTAGGTGCTGCGATTAACGTAGCTATTACATCTGCGCTTGCCATCTTCGTGAGGCATGGCGTGAAGAAGGTGGAGAAAAAGTTAGACGGAGAAGAATAAAATGGCATACGGTAAACGTAAAAAAGGTGGCCAGCGCTTGATGGAGATGTCTCGCGCTGGGGCGAAACGTAAGGCGGCTCGTAAGGCGAAGACGCTTGCACAGGCGAAAGCTAACATAGCTAAAGGCCCAGTTACACGAGGTGGTGCGAAGTCAACTGCTGGTGGTCGTAATAGAACTGCTTTGCGTACGCCAAAAAGAGCGTCAAGTAGCGTAGCAAAAAAGAAGAAAGTAGCTACGCCTAAGTCTGATGCGGGTAAGTACATGGGGCCATACAGTAAAAGAACTACTTCGGCAAAAAAGAAAACTCCTGCAAGTAGGCCGCGATCTTTTATGAGAGCAGACAACCCGACACTTACTGAAAGGGCGCGACGTTTTGCTGAAAAACTTTTTCCATCGCACATGGGCATGGAACCGCACGCTCCTAGTATGGGTGATGCTGCTTTAAAGGTAGGTGGTTTAGCAGCGCTGAGCGCTGGAGCTGGAGGTGTTGCTAAAGGTGCAGCTAAAGGTGCAAGAAAGTTGCATACAGCACATAAAGCCAAAAAAGCTGCTAACGCCAGATCTGCAAGCTCTAAGAAAGGTTGGGAAACTCGCAGAGCAAATCAAGCTAAACGCACAAATACTGCTGCAAAAGAAAGAGCAGCATCTAAAAGAACTGAACAAGGTTATGCTGATTTTAAAAACCAAGCTAGAGAGGCTTCTAGAAAAAACGCTAGAAGAAGGGGCGGATGATAAAGTTCCTGTATGCTATTGCCAAAGCCATCCCTGCTCTTCAGCAAATTCTGGACAAGTTGTTCGGAGTTGCTAAGGAGCATACGGCTGCGGCTCGGCGTACAGCGAAGGACGATCTCGTTGACAGCGCTATTGCTGATGCTCTCAGTTTTCCTAACGAGCGGATGCACGACAGCGACGAAGTTGGAAAACAGTCAGCGTCTGATAAAACACCCGCAGTTTCCGAGGGCAGCGTTTCACGCACCGGACTTCACACGCGAAGCGCTCAAGACGATCAACCGTCTTGAGTATGAGTTGGAGAGAAAATGACACCAGCAGTAAAGGTAACTACTACGAAAGAAACCGCGCCTCCTACAAAGCGCGATAAACCTGCCGTAGCGCCAGCAGTAAAACGATGAGTGTAGAGTATATATTAGATCGGTTTGGTAAGAAGGTTGGTATGCTTCCTAGTGATGACAACCAGCGTTCGTTGCTGCTTGATTATCTTAACGAGGCTGCGCAGGAACTTTACGAGCAGTCTGATATGCCGGGAGCTTTGGAAGAAGCGGAGTTCTACGTGCAAGGCGACAAGACGATTGCCATGCCAGCAGATGTCTACGCGATACGTGGCATCCGTGAGAAGGCGAGCAACAACGACATCTGGGACGCAGAACCAATGACGGCTCGTTACCGTGAGAACGGGTGGGAGACAGACCACAACAAGTTTCGTATCAAAGGCTACAGCGCATTGCAGCGTTCGTTGCCCACGACTATCACAGGTGCTGGGAGTAATGCAAACCAGCTAAAGATAATAGTTTATGGCCCGACAACGGGTGCTGATGTTGTTCATGTTAAAGCAAACATGAACGATTTGTATATTGCAGAAGCTAGTAATAGCATATCTGGTTCTGATACTGGTGATATAACAACACAAACAGTTATTTTTGACGGCAGTTCGCCTATTAAAGATATTTTAAGTTTTCACAGAACGCGACCTCTTGGAGAAACAGGTTCACATACAAATCCTGTAAGCACTATCACAGGAGAAGTTGCTGGCCACGGTATAACTCAGCTAGTTAATTATAGCGATACGTCTATAGTCTACGCTGAAATACTTCCCGGCCACGAAGAGTCTCGTTACTTGATCGTGGATGTCAGCGAGTTTCCTTTTAGCTCTACCGCAGCTCAAGACGATCAACACACTTTACAAGTTCTTTACAAGAAGACGTTGCCTGTGATGCGTAACGACCGCGATGAGTTCCCTGCGCCGGGTTACGACAACATCCTCGTAAGTAAGTGCATGGAGCTGTTTCTTGAAGAGCAGGGTAAGATGGAAGAAGCAATTCTCCACGACCGCAAAGCATCGCGCTCTCTGGCACGTAGGCAAGCTGATTTAGAACGAGGTCAGGAACAACAAGTAATTTTCAAACGCCACAATCACGATAAGCTCACATGGCTCGCTACCCGCAAACCTCGTTTATAGGCGGCATGAACATGGCCGTTGACGATTCTCGCATTGGAGATGACGAGTATCGCATAGGCTATAATGTGCGCAATCGGTTTGGTGAGCTGCGTCCTATCAGACGGCCAGAAGATATAGATACCGGCATAGATTCGCAGACAGGTACTATTGACAGCATTACGATACACAAAGGAGGTACGGGCTATACCGCAGGTAACTTGGTAGCGACTGACCCTACTGGTAGTGGTTCCGGTTTTGCTGGAACACATACAGTAAACAGCGGTGTAGTAAACGCTGTTACGATTACAAACGGCGGCAAAAACTACAGCAAGCAAACTGTCATAAGCACACAGTCTAACGGCAATTTTGACAACAGCCTCTCGTACACACTCGACTACAACGAGCTACCTATACAAGCGATTTATGCGTTAGGTGATTTTATCATCATAGTTCAAAACGGAAACGCAAAGTTCAAGCACAGGCTTGGTACTACATGGGCAACGCTTTGGGATGAGAGTACAAACGCATCGCTACGTTTAGACAGTTTTGCAGAGTACGTTTATGTGCAAGCTGTGCCGGATAGCGGTGGCTGTACGTTTACTTACAAGTCAAAAAACAATACAGACAAAGTTGAGTTAGACTCTAGTGCTGGTATGTTGACTAAGACTGTCGCAGCAATCGTCGTTCAAGACGGTGTAAACCAGCCGAACTTAATCATTTTCTCATCTACTTCTGTAGGTGCTACTGCAACCGTAAGGAAAGCGCGTACGTTCGCAGAACACGGCACGACGATTGGCGATGCTGTCGAGCGAGAGTACGTGCCTATTGGAAAGCAGATGATGTTTTTCAACGGTAAGCTCTATATCGTAAGTCCTGATGGCAAGACAATATACCACAGCGTAAGCGGCAGACCGCTCGACTTTGTCATAGCCATAAACAGCGATGGCAACAAGATTTCATCTGTTGAGGCAGATCACGGCGCAACTGCCGTGAGCTACGCAGTTTCATACGAAGCTATCACCTGCATTGCGCCCCTTAACACGGAGAGTTTGCTCGTCAGCACACGGACTGCATCTTTTGCTGTTACACCAAACTACAATCAAACGCTGTACGGTGAGCCTACATTTACTAAGCGCTATCTTTTTGGTGCATCCGTAGTGAATCAGTTCTCGTTTGTGGATATGATGGGTGACTTTGGTTTCATAGATGCCGAAGGTTTGCGCTCATTTAATGCCGTACGTCAGCTACGTAACGAAGGTCGCAACAGCGCGTTCTCGCTCAAGGTTGCAAAACTTTTTGAGGATGTTGTCCAGCTAGACGGCGCTGCTATTAGCTTCGACAACTACACTTTCTTTTCAGTTAAGACAATCTATGGCTACGGTGTGCTTGTGTTTGACGGTACGCTCCAGAAGTTTGTGTCGCTTGATTTTTACAAGACGGATAACGACGAGACAGTAGGGCAGATTACACAGTTCACGAAGATAGATACTGATACAGTACACGAGTTGTATGCTGTAACTGCTCAAGGTAAGTTCTTACGTTTGTTCACAGGTGCTAAGTACAACGACAGTTTTGTGCAGACGAAGGCGTTCAACACAGGCACGTTGGAGGTTGAGCAAAAGCCGATGCAGTTGCGTACGTTGTTTAACAGCGTTGAGCGCTGGGAGTATGATGCTGTCCGTATAACCGAAGGAACAAACGTTAGTCCTAATGGCGTAAATGTAAGCCACTCAAGCCCCGGTACATTACAAACAGGCAGCGCGTTTGAGTTAGATGTTGAGGCTATACCATTTGATCTTGCTAGCGGCACAGAAATATTTTTCACAGGCTCAGCTACAAACGAAGGCGGTACGTTTACGCTTACAGAAGCTGCTGGTGAGGGGGCAACAATAATCACAGGCACACTTACTAGCACAGGTACAATAAACAAAAACTTTACTAAAGGCTTTATACGCTTTACTGGCGAAGGAACTGCTAGGGCTGCTGTTATCAGCAACGCTCGTAAGTCAGAAACACCTTCGACAATTAACAAGACTATCCAAGCGCCGATAGCTACAGCCGTCAGCTACGGTGACACGTATCCTGTTATGTGGAACAATGAGAACAAGCTACAGAACTTTCTTTTTAACTTTCAGCAAGGACGGCAAGGGCTGAAGGTAGGTTATACTATTGAGTGGAACACGAATGCTACACTCTCTATGATAACCGCAGAGACTACAGATTTAACACCTAAGAACCCTTTTATGACACAAGCCTATGGGAGCAACAGTTAAGAGTACAGAGTTTACAGACGATAACGTTTTGTTTGCCACAAAAGGTGCGGCAAACAGTTGGCGCTTGTCCATGACCGTGGACAGCAGCAATACAATAGCGGAAGGCGTGGCAAAGCAATGCGCTCATGTAGGCGATCTTGCTGGGTCGATAGGTGGCGTAAGCATTGTTGCAGGAGCAAGCGTTACAGAGCCTACTACAATAGGTACAGTAAGCGCATCCCCCAGCGATGCTGAAGTTAAAGCTGCGCTTAAAGCACTTACAGAAAAGATAAACTATCTGACGTACAAGTTGGAACAAGCAGGTCTGATGGCCAGCAGTTAAGGAGATAAGATATGGGAAACGGATTTTTAGGTGATCTTGGTGGCTTAGGTTTAGGTCTGGGCACAATGTATGCTTTGTCGCAGTTAGGTCGTACGCCAACGCCGTCAGTAGGTGAAACAACTGGCGCGGCTATAGAAGCGCTTACGCGCCCGAAAGGCGGCTATCGTGACTACGCTGAGATGTTGCGCGAGGAAGCTCTTGCAGACTTACGTGCTGGTCAAAACCTATACCCCGAACAACTCAAGTTAGCGCAGTCAGAGTTAGCAGCAGCCAAAGCGTTTGTACCGCAGTACGGTCAGCTTGCTTCTGACGAGGCATACCGCGAGGCGATGTCCGAAGCTGGCAAGCAGGTGGACGTTCTTCGTGGCCCCGGCGCTCAGCTCATAAGCGAGGCGCGTGCTTTATCACGGCAAGCAGATCCAGAGTTCTACGGTCGTCGCGCTCAGACGGGCGCTATGTTAGGTGACTTGCTTGGCAGCTTTATTGATCCAAGTACAAGAGAAGAGTTTATAACAGACTCAACTGGAAAACTTGTAGCTAATCCAGCATACGACCCTAAGAGGCCGGGAGGTTATTTTACTGGTGCGCTAAGTGGTAGTGAGAGAGCAGAGATTGATAGGTCTATTGCGCAGAATCGTGCGCGTAGTGGAAGCACGGGTGGCCCAACGCCCATGTCTGATGTTGTTGCTAATGCTATGATGTTTGGCCAAGGTGTTCAGAACAGGCGCGATGCGCTTGGCAGAGCGTTGGGTCAAGCTACCTCATTCCTTCCTGCTTCTCGTAGCGGATTTGATCCGTTCCAAGTTGCAATGGGCAGACCGTCACAGCAATTTGGTGCGCAACAGTTTGCACCGCCGACGGCTATGTCTCCTACGCAGGGACAAGCTGGTCAGTTTATGGGTAACGTATTCGGAGCTGCGCAACAATCCGCTGGGTTTAAAGCGAACCAGCCTTCGCTTCTTACAAATCTAGGTAGTGTAGCGCAAACATTTCCCGGCCTCGCAGGAGGTCTTAGCTGGTAAGGATAGATATGACTGAAGAAGAAAGAAGACGACGACTAGGTATACAAACTACACCAGAGTATGAGGACTATCTCATGCGTGTTGTACAAGCGCGTGCAGCAGGACTACCTGACCCTGCACCGTTAGTTGGAGTGCCTGAAGAAGCGCAACCTACGTCTCGCGCTGCTATGATGCAGCCCGGTGAGCAGCGGTTGATACGTCCTTACGTTGACCCTCGTGATGAGGCTATAGCGTCTGGCCCTGCGCTCGTACGTCCTGTTCATAGCATACTTGATCGAATGCTACGTCCCGGTCGTGCAGGTACGGCAGATCGTATGAACCGCGAGTACATGGAGGGACTGCTTCAACGTGATGCTGACCAGCGTCGTGGCTTAGCTGAGCGCCAGTTGATAGAGGCGCAAGGCCAGAAAATGCAAGCGGATGCTGTCGTTGCAGGTTTGCAGCGCACAATAGCGGAGGGCAATGAGGACGAGAGGAAAGCTGCTGCTGCTAAGTTGCGCGAGATCGGCCTTGCTACCGGCAGAGTTGCGCCGCAGGGGATGGACTTTTCACAACTTTTTGGAACGGGAGGAAGTAGATTTACACCGAGTGGTGAAGAAGTTATACCTAAAGCAGCCGGTGATACTCCTGTTGCAACAACTCCTCAAGGTGAAGTTGTAAATCCTTACATGGACATGACTCGTGACGAAGCTGTCAATACTTACGCCAGAGATGTAAGAGCAGTTGATAATCGCATAGCACGAGCAAATAGAATTCTTAACGTCGAAAGTGGTGCAGGAGGTGGTTGGAAGGCTTCTGACCTCTATGAAGCTGGTATACCTTTAACTTCTGCTGAAAGTACGCCAAACCGAAAGATAGAGGCACGAGAAACGTTAAGGCGCGGAGAGTTTGAAAAAGAGGCTTTAAAAAATCGCTTACTACAAGCTCATCCAAACGTTGCTAACCTCAACATTCTATGACCGAAGAAGAGCGCAGACAGCGTTTAAGAGAGTTAGGCTACGATCCAGAAAAGTATGATCTGCTGACTCCTTTAGAAAGTGCGCAACGACGCACTACGATGGGGAGTGCTGCGCTTACTGGCGTTAAGCAGTCAGTTGGCCCTATGGCAGGTGGCGCTGCTGGTGCGTTACTTGGCGCAAAGGTAGGTTTCGCGGGAGGTGGCCCTATCGGTGCGCTTGCTGGCAGTCTCGTTGGCGGTATCGTAGGAGGTTTCGGTGGTGGTGCTGTTCAGTCCGCTGTAGAAGAAGCTGCACTCGACGAAGCAGATCAAGCTGCGCTCATGTTAGAGCGTCAGGCAGCGGCTCAGAAATATCCTTATACAACATTCTTTTCACAGGTAGCTCCCTCGCTGCTACTTGTCAGACCTGACCCGCGACAGCTTATGGCACTTCCCGGTGCTATAAAGAACGCTCCGCTACGTACGCAATCTGCGCTTGAGAAGTATGCACTTACGAACGCTGGCATCAGCAGCGGTCTTGAAGCTGGTGTAGAAGCTGGCACACAGGCTATACGCGGTGGGGAGATGGACTACAGAAGGATTGCGCTTGCTGGTCTTGTTGGCGGTACGCTCACGCAGCCTTGGTTGCTCGGAAAGAGAATCTACGGCTCCGCTGAAGCGCCTCTACCGGACAAAGTAAAAGTAAGGGATGCTGAAGGTAACGTCCAAGAGATAAACAACCCAGCGCTGATGGATCAGTTGGCTGCTACACGTAGCCGAGTCTTTGAAGAGAAAGAAGCCTCCGCAGCAGAGAAGCAGCTTGAGCTAGACATTCAAGCAAAGGAAGCTGAGCAAGCAGCAAACGCTAGCGCCAGAGCTGACGCAGAGACAGCGAAGCGTGATGAGACAACAGTCTCAGAAGACAAAGAGTCAGCGCGGCTACTGAAAGAAGAAGGTATAACTCTGAACAGAGAGTTCGAGGCTGCGCAAAAGAAACAGAAAGCCTTGGAAAAAGAGACGGAGGCTTTACGTCAGCAGCATGGCTCCGATCATATACTCGTACGCAACAAACAGACTGAGGCGCTGAAAGCTCTTGAAGATGTTGTTAATGTACGCGAGCGCATACTTGAACACAACAGAGCGCGAAAGAATGCGCAGAACGAGAAGTACACTCAGGAGCAGGAGGCCGCTGATCTAGCTGAACGTGCTGCTCGCAGAGAACAGGCGATCACAGGCAAGGAACAAAAAGTTCCATCTCCCGCTGATACGCTAAAAGCTGCCAAAGGTTTGGCAGAGCGCATCGGTATGAGTTGGCGTGCGGCTATCCCGCAAGTCGTGAAGATGGCCAACACCGAAACGGCTGATGAGTTGCGAGGAATTTACAGCGTAGCAGAACACGCGGCTGCTATAAACGAAAAGACTGCCACACCTGACACTCCCATACACGAGGCTATTCACGGCGTATGGCAGGTTATGAAGCGCGGCGAAAACTTAAAAGATCAAGAGATTGTAAGTTTTCTGGAGAACGACCTGTTTGTGCATGGTGACAGATCTGTGTTAGGCGCAGACAAAAAGCTAGATGAGGCCGGTACAAAACAAGCGAAACGCCTTTTTGCAGAGGAGCTTATCATAGAAGGCGCTGGCCGTGTGCTGACCAAGCGCCTAGACGAAGCATCGCGAGGTGTTGTCAACAAGTTCAAGCGCTACATTGACGACTTACTGCTTGCGCGTGAGGCACGCAAAGGATTTCCGAAGAAAGACTTACAGCGCATATCTGAGTGGCTTGCTATGAGAGCAGAGCGCCAGCCAGCGTTACAACCGCAGCAGCTAGAGCTGTTCCTGAAAGACTTGCCCGTGCCGAACATCGTGACCAAGTCGGACGGTAGCAATGCTGCGGAAGAAGGTGGCGGCTTGTTCGATGACAGGATGCG